AGAAATTGGAGAAGCTTTAAAGAACACTATATTTCAGAGCAGAAGCATAAAGAAAATAGCAAGTCTAAGATTAAATAAATGTAAAGGATGTCCTTTGTTAGAAGGTAACTTTTGTGCTAAAAATAAACAATCAGAAGTAACAGTTGATTTTAATTATAAAGGCGAAAAAAGAACAAAAGGAGAATTAAAAAATGGATGTGGTTGCTATATTCCTGTAAAAAAGAATGGAAAAAATAGTCAGTGTCCTTTAGGCAAATGGGAAGAATTTAAATATATAGAATAATGGCATTTAAAACATTTAGAGTAAAATCAGATATATATAGTCAACCAGACAAAGAAGGTAATTCTAAGGTTATAAGAAAAGGAATGATAACAAAAATAGAACTAGATACTAACTCTATCAGAATGGTAGAGGAAGTTGTTAATTCAAAAGGACAAATTTCTAGAACATCTTGTAACCTAAATACTTATGATAATATAAATATCAGAGTATATGAAAAATATGAAGAATGTGTTAAATTAGTTAGATCATTCAGAATTATAGGTTTTGGAAGAAAATAGAATAGAACTAAATCTTAAATGGCCCAAAGATAGAAAAGTAGCAGAAGATATAATAAAAGAAGAATTAGGATTAATAGAATACAACATACAATATTCTTGGGGATGCATACAATATCCTGCTATCTATTTACTTAAAACATTAAGTAAAAAATATAATATAAATTTTACTATTGATTAAATGGAAGAAAATAAAGATAAGGTACATGAAAATCAAAGTATTGTACAAAAATATACAAATGCTGAAGGAAAATTTAATTTTTCTAGAGCTCTATTAGAAATAGATAATAGATTAAAGATGTTAGAAGGTGCTATGATTTATATGAGTACAGTGATAACAGAATTTGAAGATAAAGAAAAAAAGAAAGCAGGTCTTATACTCCCAGGAGATAATGGCTACTTAGATTTACCTAAAGGAAGTGTTTGAACTAAATAATAATCAAATAGTAATAGATCCTAATAAACTAGCTTTACCTTGGGTAAAAGCTATTTGGGACACAGATAAGTCTAAAGATAAAACTACAGCATTTAAGGATTTATCCTATATCTATTTTTTAGTGGATTATAAATCTCCATTCTTTAGCTACCCTGAAGAAACTAGAAAGACTATGATTCTTGAGCAAGTAATCAGAGATCCAAAATGGTTTCCTACAGAAATAGTTAGAGAAGGTATTGAGGCGTATAAAAAGATAACTCAGACTCAAACTATGGGTTTATTAGAAGACGCAAGAGCCCTAATCGAAAAGCTTAGATTCTATTTTAGAGAAGCAGATTTCTCTGAATTAGATGATCAAGGTAAATTAGTTTATTCTCCTAAAGATGCAGTATCCAACTTAGGTAATCTTGGAAAGATTGTTGAAAGTATAAATGTTCTTGAAGAAAGAGTGAGAAAAGAGATTACTCAAAAAACAAATGTTATAGGTAAGAAAACTTTAACCTCATATTCAGAACCAGAATAAATATGATTAGTTTTCCAAAGATACATTTTACAAATACCTCAGAATTTAGAGAAGCAGCAATATTCTTTGAACAGAATAAATGCTATACTAAATTTGCTCAAGGAACTATTCCTTGGAAAGAGTTTTGGGATGAACAAATAAGAAGATGTAAACATGGATTTACTAATTCTGCAGGAATAACTATTACTGGAGTTCATTACTTTTATTTGAATTTTACTCAGATAGAAATGAAAAATCCTGATACTGGAAGAAAGAGTATGGGATTCCCTAGATTTATAGATATTGATTATGAATACTTCCATATACTTGATCATGCAAGAACAATCAAAAAAGGAATAATTCTTGTTAAACCAAGAAGAACTGGATTCTCCTATAAGAATGCTGCAGCATGTACTCATGAATATATTTTCTTTAAAGACTCTAGAGCAATAATTGGTGCTTTCAGAAAAGACTTATCTGAGAATACAATGAAGATGGTTCTAAACAATGTTAACTTTTTAGATAGTAACACTGTTTGGGTAAGACCTAGAAATCCAGACACAAGAGAATGGATTAGAGCAAGACATCAAAAGTCAATAGATGGAGTTACAGTCTGGGTAGGATTTAACTCTGAAGTATTAACTCTCACATTTAAAGATAATCCATTTGCTTCTGTAGGAAAGAGTGCGTCTATCTTTTTATTTGAAGAAGGAGGTACCTTTGAGAATATAAAAGCATCTTATGGTATCACAGAACCTTGTTGGAAAGATGGTGAGGATATGATTGGACTACCAATTATATTTGGAACTGGTGGAGACATGGAAGGAGGTACTGCAGAGTTTGCTGAGATGTACTATGATCCTAAGAGATTTAATCTATTAGAGTTTCCAAATACTTGGGATAATGGAAAAGAAGAACAGGTTTGTGGATGGTTTATTCCTGCAACAAGAGGAAGATTTGGTACTTATAAAGGACAACAATTAATAGATGATGATGGCAATTCTAATGAAGAATTGGCTTTAGAATCTATTCTTGAACTTAGAGAAAGATCTAGAAGTAATGCTGCATCTTTAAGAAATATTATTACTCAATATCCATTAACCCCTCAAGAAGCTTTCTTAAGATCTAAAGGATCAGTATTCCCTGCTTTAGAACTTTCAGAACATCTTGCTAATATAGAAACATCATCTATATTAAGAAATGCTGGTAAACCAGGAGAACTATATTTTAATCAGGATAATCAAATTAAGTTTAGATTAAACCCTGATTTAGAACCAATTGTAAATTTTCCATTAAAATCAGAAGATAACAAACATGGAGCAATTGTTATATATGAAGAACCAGAAGAAGGAGAAATTCCTTATGGATTATATATAGCAGGCTGTGACCCTTATGATCAAGATAAATCTACAACCAATTCATTAGGTAGTTTCTTTGTTTATAAGAGATTTTATACAGCAAATAGATCATATAATCAAATAGTTGCAGAATATACAGGTAGACCAGAATCAGCTTCTGTATTCTATGAAAATTGTAGAAAACTCTGTCTGTATTATAATGCTAAGTGTTTATATGAGAATCAGTTAACTGGTTTAAAAGGTCACTTTCAAGAAAAACACTCTCTTCATTTATTATATGAAACACCTACTTATCAATTAAGTAAGATGTCTCCTAACTCTAAAGTTCAAAGAGGATATGGTATTCACATGAATAGAGGAAACAGTAATTCTCAAGGAATTAAAGATCAATTAGAGCTATATCTTAAAGAATGGTTATTAGAAGAAAGAGATGGTCCTAATGGTGAGAAAATACTAAACTTACATACTATATTATCACAACCTTTGTTAAAGGAACTTATATCATATGATTGGGAAGGAAACTTTGATAGGGTTATTGCTTTTATGTTATGTATATTACAATCTAAAGAATTACACAATATTCATGTAGAAAATCTACAGAATCAAACAATAGATCAAGATCCATTCTTTCAAAGGAAACTTTATCAGAAGAATAAAAAATCATTATACTAATGTCGTCATTACCAATACAAAAATTACCTCTTTCTAAAAAAACAAAAGAGTGGAAGGAAAATACAGTAGACTATTATGAAAGACTTTCATATACTGCTATTGATGGAAAAAGATCTCAAAACTCAAGAAAGTTAACAAACTATGATTTATTTAATGGTAAATTTAATAGGAAAGATTTAGAATATGTATGTAATCCTCTTGGACTAAAAGATCAAGAATTTCCAGCTACATTACAACACTATGATATTATCAGTCCTGCTATATTATTACTTTTAGGAGAAGAAACAAACAGACCAGATAATACAAGAATTGTAAACGAAGCAGGAGATTCTTTTAATAAAAAAACAGAGCAATATAAGAATGATATACTTAGATCGTTAGAGAATAAGCTAATGAGTCAAATAGATCCTTCTAGTATAGATCCTAACAATCCTCCTCCTACTCCTCAAGAGGTAGTGAAATACCAAAGATATTCTTATCAGGATATAATTGAAAGTCAAGCTAACAAACTCTTAAAGATTCTAAAAAAAGAACTTAATACTAAGTTATTGTTCTCTAGAGGTATGAAAGATGTTTTTATTGCAGGAGAAGAGATATATTGGATTGGTATTATAAATAATCAAGTGGCTCTTAGAAGATGTAATCCAGCTAATATGAATATCATATTAGACGGAGATTCTGACTTTATAGATGATGCTATAGCTGTTACAGAAACCAGAATGTTAAGTATTCCAACTATTCTAGATGAATATGGAGCAGACTTAACTAATGACCAATTAACAAAACTAGAAGAATATTCAAGATCATATAGTCCTAATTCGTTTAATAAGAACAATACCTTATTTCTAAATACAGATCAAGATCCAGGAGTAGATTTAGCAACCAATGCTAATTTCACAGCTAAAGATGGCTATAATGCTTATATGCAGAATGGAAATCTTAGAGTTGTTAAAGTAGAATGGATTTCTATGAAAAAATATGGAACATGGTTTCATATAGATCCAGAAACAGGAATAGAAGAACAAACTCTTGTAGATGAGCAATTTAAGTTATCTGAAGAAGATATTCTTAATGGAGATAAGGTTACTTGGGAATGGATGAATGAAGCATGGGAAGGAACTAAAATAGGTCCTGATATTTATGTAGGTATTCAAGCTAAACCTAATCAAAGAAAGAAACTGGAAGACCCTTATTATGCTAAATTAGGATACTCTGGATTAATATATAATGCAACCAATTCAATATCAGTTAGTTTAATAGATAGATTAAAACCTTATCAATATCTATACAATATTTTAATGTATAGATTAGAATTGGCATTTGCTTCAGACATGGGTAAAATCATGTTGATGGATTTAGCACAAGTACCCAGAAGTGAAGGAATAGATATAGATCAATGGATGTATTATTTAAAAGCTACTAAGATTGCTTTTATTAATAGTCATGAAGAAGGTAAGAGAGGTCCAAGAACAGGAATGGTTAGTGCTTTTAATCAGTTCCAATCTATAGATATGACTCTTGCTAATACTATTCAGCAATATATTAATAGCTTAGATTTTATAAGAACACAAATAGCCTATCTATCAGGAGTATCTCCACAAAGACTTGGTGCTATAGCTACTAAAGAACTTGTAGGTAATGTTGAAAGATCAATAGAACAATCATCTTTAATTACTGAAGTATGGTTTGATTCTCATGATGAGGTTAAGAGAAGAGTTTATAATGCTTTAATAGAATGTGCTAAAATAGCATATAGAGACGGTATTAAAAAACAATATGTTACAGATGATTTAGGATTAGAATTATTAGAGTTCCAAGCAGGAGATTTAGAGAATTCAGATTTATGTGTGTATACATCAAATAGCAAAAAAGATATTGAAATTATACAGTCACTTAAGTCATTGTTTCAAACTGCTCTTACTGCAGATAAAGCTAATTTATCAGATATTGCTAAAGTTCTTAAAACAGATTCTATAGCAGATATTACTCATCAATTAGAAGATGCTGAAGATAAGAGAGCACAACAAGCTTCAGAACAATATAGAGTTCAGCAAGAAACTGAACAACAAAGAATGGCTCTTGAAGAAAGAAGACATCAAGATGAACTTGCTGAAAAACAAAAAGATAGAGATCTTAAGCAATATGAAACTGATGCAAATAATGCAACAAAAATTCAGGTTCAAGAAATAGCTAATTATTTTAAAGCAGCAGACACAGATGTAGATGGTGATGGTATTCCAGATCCTATAGAAATAGCAGATCAGGCTTTAAGACAACACGAGGTTAATTCTAAAAATTTCATAGAAGGTCAAAAAATTAAACACGATAAAGAAAAACACTCTAAAGAACTGTCTTTAAAAGAAAAAGAAATAAAATCTAAAGAGAGTATTGAAAAATTAAAAATTAAACAAACTGAAATACAAAACAAATCACAAGAAAAGTTAGCAAAACAAAAAGCAGAATTGGATAAAGAAATGATGCAGAAGAAGTTAGCTATTGAAAAAATAAAAGCAAGAAAGAAGCCTTCATCTAAATAAATGATAATCAATAAGTTAAAACAAATAGCTATATAAAATATTCATTTTCAGTACAATAAATTTAAAATAAAATAATAAAACAATAAAATAATAAAAATAATAATTATATTACATATAGAATCATGGCAGAAAAGGTAGAAAAAAACGATCCATTTGATGGATTTAGTGTTTTAAAGAATAAGACAGTAGAAAGTTTAACGATTGATAACAAGAAAGCTGCAGCAGCAGTTAAAGAAATATTAGATCCTAAAGATAAAAATGAACAAAAAACACCTGAGGATTTAGAAAAAGAAAGATTGGCCGAAGAAGCTAGACTAGCAGCAGAACAAGAAGAGTTTTTAGCCAATAGTAAAAAAGATAAAAAGACTGATAAACCTGAAGAAGACGAAGACTCTGAAGAAGAGGAAGAAGAAAAAGGTTTTTCATTCAAAAATGATTTCATTAAACCTTTAGTTGATAAAGGTCTTGTGAACATAGACACTAAAGAATTAGAAGAATTAGAAGATGGTGAAGAATCCGTTTGGAAAGCTGTAGAACTTACAGTAGAAAAAAGATGGAATGAAAAACTAGATTCAGATAAAGATGAAGTTAAGGTATTTAGAGAATTTGTAGAAGCAGGAGGAGATCCTAAAAAATTTCTAGAATTATATTATAATGAAGAATCATATGAAAATTATGATCCCAAAAATGAAAGAGATCAAAAAAATGCTATTTCTAGATTTCTAGAAATTAATGGAGCAGACGAAACAGAAATTGCAGAAACTTTAGCTGATTTTGAAACTTCAGGTCTTTTGGAAAAACAAGCAGAAAAATCAATTAAAAAACTTCAAGCTTGGGAAAAGGAACAAAAGAAGACAATGATTGAGGCTCAGAAAAAAGCAGACGCTGACCACAAAGCAGCAGTAAAAAAATACTGGGAAGATTTAGAAGCAAGTTGGATGAAAAAGGAAGATTTAAATGGTTTTCCTTTAACAGAAAAGATTAAAAAAGACGTATTTGCTCATATGACTAAACCTGTAGATAAAAAGACAGGAAAGAGTCAATTAGCAATTAATAATGAGACTAATCAAGATGCTCAGTTCCTATATGCATATTTGGATATGCTCAAGTGGGATATTTCAAAATTAGAAAAACAAGTAAAAACAAAAGTAACATCAGATTTAAATAAAAAACTACAAAATTATACGGATTCTAGAGATAAATTAAAGTCAGGTAAAACAAAAGCAGATGAAGAAAACACTTCTTTTGCTGGCTTTAAAGCTCTTAAATAAAAACAAAAAAAACAATAAATAAAAAATGAATATTAATGATTTGCAAATTACTCAAGGTAATTGGCACGCAGGTTTAACTCAAGATTCTCACCTAAATACCTTCTTCTTGACAGAACCAGATTTGGCAACTAAAGTTGTTACTTTGGTTCACAACAAATATACTGGTGCTCAAAATCCTTTATCTTTCCTTACTACAGGTATGGGTAGATCTAAAGAAATGAATGGTATCCAATATAGATGGCCTTTAATGGGGGATAGCGAAAAAGCTGTACCTGTAGTAGGTAGTTTTGGAGATGGATCTTCTACTCCTGGTATTAACTCCACAACTTTTAGAGTTAAGTTTCCAGAAAAATGGTTTATGATGGGAGATGTATTAGTACCTGATGATACTAATTATCCTGTAAGAGTTATGTCAGAACCTTATCAAGATGGTAATGATTTTGTATATACTTTACAGTTGGTAACTAATGACCAATCTAAATTTATGCCAACTGCTTTGTTGGAAAATGGTAGAGAATTCTCTAAAGATTTCCATACAGTAGAACATGATCACTCAAGAACAAGTGGTGAAACACATTATGCTACTCCTTTTATGTTGGAGAACGTAATGTCAACTTTCAGAAAGAAATATTCTGTAACAGGTGCTGCTGATTCTAGAGTAATGATTATCTCTTTGAGAGATCCTAAAACAGGTCAAGAAACAACTACTTGGACTAAATACGCAGAATGGGAATTCTATAAACAATGGCAAGATGAGATTGAAAGAGCCTTATGGTTTGGACACTCTAACGTTAAAGCTAATGGTACTGTAGATATGAAAGGTCCTTCTGGAAATCCTGTATATCACTCTGCTGGTATTGAACAACAAATTGCTCCTGCTAACAAGAGATTGTATTCAAGATTAACAGAAAAAACTATTAGATCATTTATGAATGATCTATCTTACGGAGGTACTGAAGATGGTCCAAGAGACTATGTTGCTTTCTGTGGTAGAGGGTTTATGGATGCTTTTGATATTGCAATGAAAGAGTCTGCTTCTAGATTTACTCTAGTAGACAGCAAATTCGTTACAGGTTCTGGGCAAGAACTTTCTTTGGGTGGTCAATTTAAATCTTATGTAGGTTTGAATGGTGATAGAATTACATTGAAAGAACTTAAATTATACA